CCTTATCAGATATACAAAAGACATTATCCGAAGCTAAGGGTGGCTGGAAAACTTTGATGTATGTAGGTGGTGCGGCCGCAGGAGTTGGGGCGGCGTTAACGTGGTTAATGGACAAATTCTTTAGATAAACTTTTTAAACAAGGTGAATATTATGATGCATAAGATGAAATCTGGCGGTACGGCAAAAGACGGTAAGAAATTTGATTTTATGAAAATGATTGCGGATAAAAAAGCCGCCGCTGGCAAAAAACCTGTAAAGAAAGGTGATATGGCAGTAAAAAAGGGTGGCATGGTAATGAAGAAAGCCGCGCCTAAAAAGATGATGAAGTCCGGTGGCAAAACCTGCTAAGGAATAGATATGAAAAATGACATGAAGCAAGATAAAGCTATGGTCAAAAGCGCTTTGGGTAAACACGAGAAAGGTATGCACCCCGGCAAGCCCATGACTAAATTATCTAGTGGTGGGTATACTAAAGCCGCTGATGGTTGTGCTACTAAAGGTAAGACAAAAGGTAAAATGGTCTCAATGGCTATGGGTGGCAAAACTAAGAAGGCTTGTTAATAATGGATACCAAAATCCCCCAAGAAGCACAGAACATGCTTATGGATCGTAAGCAAGAGAAAGAACGTCAAGCTTCTCTCGCCGCGGACAAAGCTGAAAACGAAGCACCTAGAAAAGCTGTTGGTGACGCGTACGATAAACTGCGTGATATGATTGGTGTAGGCTCTAAGAAAGAACCTGTCAAGAAAGCCAAGGGCGGCAGTGTAGGTTCAGCGTCTAAGCGAGCAGATGGTTGTGCTGTCAAAGGCAAAACTCGTGGGCGGATGGTGTAACTATGCGAGCCAGTCGCGGAATGGGTGCTATTCGAGAAGACAAGATGCCCAAGGCTAAAACCCGAACGCGTAAGGATGGTGATTCGTTTGAGATGTATGCTGATGGTGGCAAGGTGAATGCCGCAGGGAATTACACAAAACCAGAGCTACGCAAGCGTATTGTGTCCCAAGTAAAATCTGCGGCAATGCAAGGTACGGGCTCTGGCAAATGGTCAGCTCGTAAAGCGCAACTAGTAGCAAAGAAATACAAAGCTAGTGGTGGTGGGTACCGTGATTAAAGCCCCTCAGAAATCGCTTAAAGACTGGGGTGACCAGAAATGGCAAACTAAGTCTGGCAAGAAGTCTAGTGAGACAGGTGAGCGGTATCTGCCAGAGAAAGCGATTAAAGCATTAACCCCTGCGGAGTATGCGGCAACGACGAAAGCGAAGCGGGCGGGCAAGGCTTCCGGTAAACAATTTGTAGCGCAACCAAAGCGCATTGCAAAGAAAACAGCAGGGTTTAGATAATGACCACATCTGGCATCGCAACGTTTAATCTCGATCTCTCTGAGTTAGTTGAAGAGGCGTTTGAGAGAGTTGGCTCGGAGATGCGTACTGGCTATGACCTACGTACTGCGCGGCGTTCCTTAAACCTACTAACTATTGAGTGGGCAAACCGTGGCATTAATCTCTGGACAATAGAACAGGGCTCTATCCCTCTGGTGACAGGGCAAGCTACATACGACCTGCCGGGCGATACAATTGATTTGTTAGATACAGTCATTCGTACAGGTACAGGCCAAGGGCAAATTGACATTAATATTTCCCGCATTTCAGAGTCTACCTACGCTACTATCCCTACAAAGAACGCACAGGGGCGCCCCATTCAAGTATGGATTAATCGTCAGTCCGGTGCAGACTATCCGGGTACTGGCACGAACAACCCAAAGATTGTAATCTGGCCTACCCCTAACTCTCCGGGCAATCAGTATACGTTTGTGTATTGGCGTTTACGGCGTATTCAGGACTCGGGTGGGGGTGTGTCTACACAAGATATTCCTTTTCGGTTCCTTACATGTATGGTGGCGGGCCTAGCTTTTTACTTGTCCGCTAAATTATCAAACATACCGCCGGAAAGAATTATGTTTTTAAAATCTGAGTATGAGCAACAGTTAGATTTGGCAAGCTCGGAAGATCGGGAAAAAGCGCCGCTTCGTTTTGTACCCCGCAATATGTTTTATTGAGGTGACTTATGCCCTCTAAATACGCGTCAGGTAAAAATAGTATCGCGGAGTGCGATAGGTGTGGTTTTCGGTTTAAGTTGTCTCAGCTTAAGAAAGAAGTTGTTAAGACCAAGCTATATCAGATTAAAGTTTGTAAAGCTTGCTGGAATCCAGATCAGCCCCAGCTACAGTTAGGTATGTACCCTGTAAACGACCCACAGGCCGTGCGTGAACCAAGACCAGACATAAGTTATATTGTATCGGGATTGGATGACAATGGTGACCCATCAGGGGGCAGTAGAATATTTCAGTGGGGGTGGGCACCTGTTGGTGGTGCTAGAGATAGCGGTTTAACCCCCAATGCCTTACAATTAATCATTACACTTGGCACCGTTACGGTTGTCATTACTTAGGAGCCATCATGGGTTACAAATCAGCAGCAGACGGTATCGTAAAAAAAGGTAAGACTGGCGTAAAAGTTTTCCCTAACGACGGTGTAAAAAAAGGCATGCAACACGGTGGCAAGCGCTCATTAGGCGTATCATCTGAGAAGATGAAGGCTGTCGGTCGTGGTCTGGCTAAAGTCGCTAATCAAGGGGGTTGATATGGCTAAGTTCTCACAGAAGTTAATGGGTAAAGAAGTTGGTTCAGCCGAAGTCTATGCGGAGCCCCATACTATGGACGGTAAGAGCATTGATTCTAAAACCGCCGCAGCTTCTCAAAGTTACAAGACAGACCCTAACACTATGTCAGCTATGGAAGCGACTCCCGGCGGTATGCCTGCACGTCGTGTAAGCGGGGGTAATCCTGCCCGTCAAGATACGAAGACATCTGGCATTAAGATGCGTGGTACAGGTGCGGCAATTAAGGGCACTATGTCACGCGGACCTATGGCTTAAGATGAACTACGCAGAGCTAACCACCGCAATTACTTCGTACTCGGAAAGTGATGAACAACTGTTTGTCGAGAATATTCCCACGTTCGTAAAGATTGCTGAGCAGAAAATATATAGCTCCGTGCAGTTAGCCTATTTGCGTAAAAACGTGACCGGGTTTATTACCAATAACAATGAGTATCTCTCAACCCCGAGTGATTTTCTATCTGTCTACTCCTTGGCGGTGGTTGATGCTAGTGGTAATTATGAGTACTTAATCGACAAAGATGTTAACTTTATTCGTCAAGCATACCCTAGCCCAAATGATCGAGGTATTCCTAAGTACTATGCGATATTTGGACCCACAACAACTGATACGCTTTTACCAGCGCTGACAAATGAAATATCACTTATATTGGGCCCAACTCCTGACACAACATATACCGCAGAGCTTCATTACTTCTTCTACCCTGAGTCAATCGTTACTGCTGGTACAACTTGGCTTGGTGAAAACTTCGATTCAGCTCTTTTCTACGGTGCTATGCGGGAAGCCTCAATCTTCCAAAGACAGGAAGCAGACGTAGTAGCTAACTATGAAGCCAAGTACAATGAGGCTATGTCGCTCTTGAAGCAGTTAGGTGATGGCAAACAGCGCGTCGATGTATATCGTAGCGGCCAAGTAACATATCCGGTGAAATAACCATGGCATTTGTTGGAAACTTTACGTGTGACACATTCAAAACTGCATTGCTTAACGGTGATGTGGATTTTAGTGCTGGGGTGTTTAAACTGGCTCTGTACACAAATGCCGCGTCGCTTACAGCCTCTACCTCCGTTTACACAACAGATGGTGAAGTAGTGAGTGCTGGGTACACCGCAGGTGGTGAAGTCTTAGTAGCTTCTGTAAATGCCTTAGATGGTGTATCTTTTGTTTCGTTTGGTAATGTTTCTTGGTCTGGCGCTATCACTGCTCGGGGTGCCTTGATTTATAAAGATGGTGGTACAGCAGTGTGTGTGCTGGATTTTGGTTCAGATAAGATATCTACAACGACGTTTACTGTAGAATTTCCGCCGGATACCAACACCTCAGCAATTTTACGTATTCAATAGGAGTTTTAAATGTTTAACGAACAAGCAAAGTCTGTAGATGTCGTCGGCTCAGGTTTAGAGTGCGGTACCGCATCTACACAACAAATTAAAGGTGGCGGTATATTTACACTTGAGTGTTTTGACCCCGCTGGGAACCTTAAATGGACAGCAGAGAAGCATAACTTAGTTGTGAACGTCGGGTTAAAAGACATGAACGACAAGTACTTCTTGGGCTCTAGTTACACTGCCGCGTGGTATATCGGTCTATATGGGGCATCTGCAACCAACAATCCTGCCGCTTCAGATACCTCTGCTACCCATGCGGGATGGGTAGAAGTCACTGCTTACTCACAAGCAACCCGCCCTGCGGCAACGTTTGCGGCGGCTACTACGGCTGACCCTTCGGTTATTACTAACTCTGCCAATCCAGCTCAGTTCTCGATTAACGGTACAACGGTCGTAGGTGGCGCGTTCTTGATTAGCAACAACACCAAGGGTGGCACGACGGGCATTCTTTTTTCTGCGGCTGACTTCCAAGCCCCCGGCGATCGTTCGGTAGTGAGTGGCGATATCATAAACGTAACTTACCAATTTTCTCTAGACGCCGTGTAATTCTTGAGTAAATAAATTGGAGTAGTACGTTGCCAACATTTGAAGCCCTTATATCTGAGTCAGCTAGTGCAAGAACTATTCGAGATATAGGCGGTGGATTCTCGAGCGGTGCGTTTTCTTCAGGGCCTTTTGATGCGTTAGTTAATATTACTAGGGCGGTATCGGGCGACACCTTATTCACTAATATTGTGGCTCAAAGCTCGGTGGTGGATGTAAGTTTTGTGCTCGATGCGGCGAGAAGTGTCGTTGTGGTAAATAGCGCGTTTACAGACGTAATAAGTGGATTTGATCAAATCTTTACCCAGACTCAAGTCAACTCAAGTGTGCAAGCCAGCGCTCAAGTTAGTGACAGTCCTAGTGCTATCCCTGAGTACCCTGCGTCCGTTTTAAACTCGGCAACGGTATCGGACTTAATTGTTGGCTTACCAGAATACTCAGGACGGGTGTTTGATGGCGCTAGTGGTGTTGAAGTAACCTCTGCGACGGCGTATTTCGGTGCTAGAGTTAACGAGGTTGCCATTCCAATAGATGTTATTTTCACTAACTTTACGGTTAACGCGGCGGTTGCAGAATTGATCCAAGGTGTAGATAGACCCTTCGCACAGACCACAGTGTTTTCGTTCTTGGCGAGCTCGGCGTCCTATTCCGATATGGTTATGGCCCGATTAACAATGGGAGCCTATAAACACAAACGCCTCCGCTGTGGTTGATTGGAAACTTATAAATACTAGTCTTTAAGGAATTATCATGGCATTGATTGTCAAAGATCGAGTTAGAGAGACCAGCACAACATCAGGCACTGGGACACTAACCTTGCTTGGCGCACCTGCTGGCTTTCAATCTTTTGCGGTAATTGGTAACGGTAACACGACGTACTACGCGATTGTGGATGCTTCAACGGGTTCATGGGAAGTCGGATCTGGCACTTACACACTGAGCGGCACTACACTTAACCGAACATCCGTCTTAGACTCCTCCAACGCAGGGGCTTTAGTAAACTTCTCGGCCGCTGTGAAAGATGTGTTTTGCACTTACCCTGCTGAACAAGCTGTAACCCAATCTGGATTATTGTTAGACATCGGTACAGACCCAAATCAGATACCATTGAATCAATTTTTAGGTACGATGGCTTATCAGGATTCAATCGCAGTAAATATTGGTGGCGGTACGCTTACAAATGTTACGTCAAGTGGTTACTCAATTCAACCAGCTGTTAGCGCGATTACTACTGCGGGGTCTACCACACTTACTGTTGAACAAATACAAACGTTAATTAATACTGTCACACAGACAGCCGCAGTTACTTTGGTCTTGCCTACAGGAACGTTAACAGATGCAGGTGTTTTAAATGGCCTGAGCGCGGTTCGTACAGCCTTGCGATGGACTGTTATTAATCTAGGTTCGGCCTCAGGTGCTGTCACGATGTCAGGGGGCACAGGACATACTTATGTTGGTAACGCCACGGTAGCCATTGCTACATCGGCCCGATTTAAAACGGTTAAGACAGCGACTAACACGTTTGTTACTTTTAGGATTGCATAATGTCTATAAAAAACAATTTCCCTGCTGTGCGTCCTTCGCTCTTAATGGACTTTAGAAACTCAGAAACAGTAGACCCGCGTATCGTTTCAGCACGAGCAAGCACAGCGACATTTACAGATCAGTTCGGTGTTATTCAGACAGCGTTAAGCAACGTGCCACGGATTACTTTTGACCCTGTAACAGGTGAGTGTCTAGGGTTGATGCGGGAAGCGCAGAGGACTAATTTAGTACTAAACAGCGCGGTGTTGGTGACTCAGAACGTAACGGTTACAGCCGTAGTTTACACACTTAGTTTCTATGGCACCGGTACAGTTACGTTATCAGGCACAGCNACNGCNACAGTCGTTGGCTCAGGTGCTTACCCATCACGCAAGACTTTNACTTTTACACCGACAGCAGGTACTTTAACTTTAACCGTTTCAGGCTCAGTAACACTTGCACAACTGGAAGTCGGCGTATACGCATCATCTTACATTCCAACAGTGGCATCACAAGTTACCCGCGCTGCCGATTCGGCTACGATGACCGGCGTTAATTTTACGTCTT